GGCAAAGCCGAGCTTGTAAGTGACGCTCGCCGCAGACGCATCAGAAATGATTACCATCGCATCGGAGAGTCGAACGCCGGCAGGGATGATTCCAAGCCGAACAACGTCGGTAATCCCAACGGCAGCAGCGGGCGTGTCCGAGTCAAGGAAGTAACCAGACGAGTTCGTATCGAAGCTGTAAATCTGCGACCAGCGATTGCCGAAAGCGCCTGCATGCGAACGCTCGTTGCGGAGGTTCTTTTTAGTGATAGTTGCCATTTGTCATTTCTCCTTAGACGGCCAGCTTAACGGCTGTATCGAACACCGCAACGCCATAGTCGGTGTACTGTTGCTCTGTACCGTGATCCACCAGGAATCGAATCTTCGACCGGCCAGCGATTTCGCCGACGACGTACTCGCGCTGATTCCCGAAGTCGGTAACTTCTTCTGCGGTGAAGTAGCTGCCGCCGCTGCCGTTGTGCCGGCCGTAACCTTCAGCGACAGCCTGCCCGCCGAGAAGGATGGCGCGATCCACTGCGTAGCCGGAGCCAAGCGCTGGAATCGTGCCGGCTGTCTCAGTCGCCGAAGTTGTAGAGGCGCACCATTGCACCGTATCGCCGGGGTAGAAGCGGATCGGCTTTGGCATCTTGATGATCAGGATGCCGCGCCACATCAGCGCATCGCCTAAAAACACCGGGTTGTTCTTGGCCAGTTGTGCCCGAGAGTGCGCGTTCGCCTGCAGGGTGCGGAAGTTGGTGCTCTGCACGAAGCTGTTGTACTGCTCGGCCGACACCATCAGCACGCGAACAGGAGAATCCTGAGCGGCTTCGTCACCGGGGAATTCAACGCCGGGAATCGGAAGCGTCATGCCGTCGAGCCAGGTCGCGATGCCGTCGACCACGTCGGTGTTGAATACGTCGGTCGTCGCAATCGTGTAGCCACCAGTCGGCACCTGCTCCAAGCCTGATCCGGTCGAAAGGAAGTGGCGGTTACGAGTCGGCGCGCGAACCGTGTTGACCATGACCTTCGCGAAATCTGCGTGGCTTGCGACCGGAACGCACCATTCAATGTTGTCGTGGAAGCCGCGAGCGCCGGCAAGGTGCGTCAGCGTCGCCTGATCAGAGAAGCGCTCCAGGGCCGACAGTGCTTGGTCTTGAGCCAGCGGGCGCAGTTGATGCGGCGTTCGCTGCTGCGTCATGGCGCCACCGGCAGACACCGGGAACCGGGCCTGATTGATGCGCAGACGGTCAGCGGAGAACGTTATCACAGAGCCTTTGCTTTGCGCCCATTCGTCGCCCATGATCGGAATGGCCTTGATCGGGTTGACAATGTCAAACGTCACCTCGTCGCCGGCAGCCTTCGAGAGTTCCTGCACGCGGACAATCGGCATCTTGTTGGTCGAGGCCATGCGGATATTGCCGCTGGCGTCGGCTTGTTTGCTCATCTTGCCGGCCATGCGATTAAGGCCGGTCTTGCGCTGCATACAAGCCGCAAAGAGGCCGACCGATTGGATCTTGACTTGTTGGTCAGACCCGTATGCTACGGTGGTAGTACCCATTGTGTGTCTCCTGTAGAGGAATTCGCGCCATCACGGCGGGAGTTGTTTCGGTGTTACATCTGGCGGGCCAGCAGCGCGAGGATTTTTTCTCGCGGCATTTCCATCATCTTGTCCTGCATTTGCTGCGGGGACATCTGACCAATCGCCTGCATTTCATCAGTCGGCGGGGTTGGTGCTGACGGGATAGATGCCATGCTTGACGGAACTTTCGGCTTCGCTTTGGCTGCGGCGATCACCTTGTCTGCCTTTGCTGCCGCGTCGGAGAGGTCAGGCTGACTGTTGCCGTCCATGCCGAACATGCCGGCAACCTTGGCGACCGCATCCGAGAGCGCAATAGCGCGAGGACGATCATTGGCGTACATCGCGCTGAGTGCTTGCACGACGGCGATTGCTTCAGCGTTGGCGGTTGGCTTGGTGTGGTCGAGCGCCGGATACTTGGCTATCAGGCTTTCAGCGGTGCTTGTAATGGCTCGCTGCTCGGCCTGCTCGTTGGCTGCGGCCATTGCAGCGGAGAATTGCTGCTGCGCCGTTGCCTGAGCTACGCGGACAAGCTCTGCGTCGATCTGGCTTTCAAGGTCGTCAATCAGAGCCTCGTCGTCCAGCAGCGTTGCATCGCGCAGCTGCTTACGCAGAGACTTCAAATCGACTTGCTGCGACTGCTCGAACGCTTCCCGCTTTTGCTGAATGGCCTGCTTCGCCTCTTCGGCTTGCGCTTGCCAGAAAGCTGCTGCGTCACGCGCCTTTTGCAGCTCGTCAAAAGGAATGGTGTGTTTGCCATCCTTAGCCAAAACTACAGCCTCTTCTGCTTGGCCTTCAGCCTCCTGGCCTTCGTCGCCCTGTTCTTCGGCATCATCTGTTGAATCGGCGTCGGGCGACTCGCCGGCAATCTCGCCCTCGACCGGCTCGCCATTGGCGAGAAGCATCCGGTCTTCGTCAGACAGTTTCTCGAATTCTTCAGGGTTAGCCATGAAGTAATCCAGGTCTTTCATTGTGTCGCTCCATCTACAGGATTTGCGCACCATCACGGTGGGCTATCCGTCACATATCGCTTGTGCTGCGGGCGAGATGCGAGCGGGTAAATCAAATGCCGCCCCTTGCGGGGAAGCTCCAGGTTACGGATTGCGCGCCATCACGGCGGGCACGGCTTTTATACCATGCTTGGTGAATGAAACCATTATCTGTCCCGTTTAATCGCCGCACATGACGGGGCCGCTGCGGCATATTCACTTGCGCACAAAATAGCAACTGCGTCCTGAGTCAATCCGAGTCCGGCAAATGATCGGGCGGTTTCTCTCAATGAACAATCGCCGTCTTTCCACGTCGTGCCGATGCCAATAGAGAATCCAGCGCCAGTGCCGCCTACAGATGTTCCTCCCATGCAAGGAGCAGTAGGGGCAATGTTGGAAAGCGACAGGTCGGGCGTGTTCCTGATTGTCACGGTTCCACGCTGCGCTGCCGCTGGTGCTGCGTTGTATGTGACGCTCGAAGATCCTGCCGTGGCCGTGCTCGATCCTCCTTGCCCGCCCGTTGCGTTGCTGTTGGCCACTCCTCCATTGCCGATTCCACCACCACCTCCAGCAGCAGAAGCATTTCCACCACCAGCCATCCCGACGCCAACACCAACAGCGTTCGATTGTGCTGATGCTGCTGCGCTTGATGACGTGTGGCTGTACTGCATTTGATTGTTAGTGTCTCCCGGATTTGCTTCAATGGCCCACAATGATGTAGGCGCTAACAGCGCTAAAGCAATTAGTGTCTTTGTCATGTTTACCAGTCCAGCCACACAACGTTTGTGGCCGTCGATGCCGCCATTACGCGAGTACCACACACATAAAGCGTTGTGCCAGCAGGTACGGCAGCGAATGTCACATCAGCGCCGTCAGTACCGGCTTGCTTGAGCACTACCGAACCGGCGCCGCCAATATAGAGCGCTTTAAATTGCAGCACCGTTGAATCGCTCTTTGTGACTGCGCCATATCGAGTGGCGGTTTCTAGCAGATAGCTCATTGTCAGACTCCTGATTGCTCGATGCCGGTATTGAGCCCGACATCAGGATTTGCCGGGAATAACGGCGAAGTGTTTTGAGGAAGGTCGGCATGGTAAGCGCCGGCAGGAACAGGCGCGATCAATGGCGCCGCATCCTTGTCGGGCATACCAGCAGACCGGAGAATCTGGTCAGCCGACTGCGCCAGTTGCGGCATCATTGCGATTTCGTTTGCCGCTCGTGTCGCCGAGAAGAAACCCTCAACGGCCTTGGTAGCCGCTTCTGCCGCTACCTTGCTGACTTGCGCATCAATCAGCGGCTGCTGCTGCCTGATCTTCTGAATCTCCAGCTCCGTGCGCGACTTCATGCGCTCCTGCTCGACCGCATCCTGAATCATCTGCTCGATTTGCTCTGGCGAGGTCGAGCCGGCAGCGGCCTTGATTTCGCGGATGAGGTCATCACGATTAGGCAAATCCATCAGGGCCAGCATGAACGGCAGCGTGACGCTCTGGAACTTCGGCGGCATCACTTGGAATGCCTCAGACAGTGCGGCCAATTGCTGCTGCGTGAATGTCGCGGATGATTGAACATCGTCAATGCCGACAGTCAGCGCTACGCGCGACACATCATTGTCCAGATAGTCGAAGCCGTCTTCGTCGGTCGTCGGCGTGTTGAGCGCGATTGTGCGGTCTTCAACGAGACCATTACCATCAAGAAACACCTGCTCCGGCTTGCCGATGGTGTCTGCGATGATTAGCGCCAGCAGCAGTTCGCCCACTTCCGTGCGCGCCGTCTTGAAATTGTCCAGGACATCAGCGAGAGACTGATTGCTCTGATCAACCTGCGAGTTGAACTGCACTCCGCTGGTCGTGTTGTTGTTTTGCCCTTGGAACTCGCTGTAGATTCCTCCGACCCTGCGCAGCGCCTCGCGGGAGTCTGATAGCCGCTGGAATTGCTGAGCGGATAGTTGGAGGTCTGTCTCAACCTTGAATATCCCGCCATCGCGCATGGCCTTGGCGCTGAGGATGATGTCAGCGTCAGGCCGTGCAACTTCTTGCCTGAACTGCTCATCATCGCCAACCACGGCGCCCTCTGTGCGCTCGACGCGGCGTGCGGCCAGCATCCATTGCAGCTTGGAGTGCAACGCATTTACTTGGTCCTGCAGATAGACCATGCCGCGCGCCAATCCGAACGGCACGCCGGTACGGTCCTCGCGCATCGCCCAAAACGGCACGTAGGGGAATTTGTTGTGCTTCTCGGGGTGCTCGACATCGGCCAGCTTGTGAGGACCAAGCCACCACGACAAGCGAATGCGAGACACCAGGGCTTGCTCTACGGACACAATCCCTTGCGCCACTGCGACGACATGCGCGGCGTTCTTCCTGTCGAATTCCACCACGCGGCCGTCTGGAGAGCGAATGACGGTCACTCGATCCCACCGACGATACCAGCACTCGCAGATGGCCACGCGATTCTGCGCGGTGTTGCGCCAATTCATTTCCTCGATTGACCATTCGCGCTCTTGCTCTTGACTGTACGCCAGATCAGGCAGCATTCCGCCGTCGTCAATCGAGTGCCCCAATCCGTAGTCAGACCATGAGCTGACCGTATGGCGAATCAACTCTCTATGCTGAGGAAATACAAGCTCTGGGATTCTCTTGTCGAACCAGCGTCGCCTGATCATATAGCGCGCATCGCTCATGTCTGGCTTGGCGAACCAGTCCCAAAACATCTCATTGCGCGGCACTTGCTCGACACGATACGGGTAGCGGAAAGGGTCTTCCTCGCGCCCGACATAAACCCATCCGATGCCAAGCCCGATCTGCGATTTGAACGCCTCGGAGCAAGCGATGTCGGCTTTTGACCGCTGTTCGGCTTGGTGCAACTTGTAATTGAGCGCGTCGGCCACATCGGCGCTGTCTTCCTGCGACTGCGGCCTGACTTTCCAATCGCCTCGGTTGCGCACTTCCATGCCAAGCACTGACGTGAGCACCGGCCCCATCAGCGGCTCGATTGCCGGCGGGATGCCGAGCGTCTTCATTCGCTGCAGGATCTCGGCGTCGAGCTGATTGCCGTCGATGTAATCGGCCTGACGGTCAGCCTCGGCGCGCCAGGATGGCTGCTCCGTGATCTCGGTCCATATTGCGGTGTATTCGTCTAGCGATAGCGGTTGCGGATTAGCCATAGTCAATCAATCCTGTCTTATCGCTGTGCTTATACCATGCTTGGTGCATTTTTCAGGCGCGCCAGCTTGCTGCACTTCTGCCGCCAGTCCTGCTTGCGTGCGTTGCAACCACGAAAGTGGACCCCTTGTCAGCTATTTGGCCAAACTGCCTGAATGCGTCTGATCCGTGCGAGTCGTCATTGTGAACCGGGTTTTCTGACCAGCAGCCGCGCGCTTTGTCCCACTGCTTGCGGTATGCGGTCAGGCGTTTGATGCCTTTCTCGCAGGCTGTGCCGTCAAACAGGCATGTGCTGAACTGCCGGCGGGTGGCCTGAATCCCTGCCATTATCTGAGTCACGCGCGGCACCACATCAAAATCATGGGCCGGCAGTAGTTCCTCCAGCATCTCGCGGATGCTTTGGTTACTGTCCGGGTCTCGCCCGATGCGCTTGTGGTCTGCTTCGTGCGGCAGGTAGTGCGTGCCGTAAATATGGCCTTGTTGCTGCAGCCACGTAGCGTAGTGGTCCAAATCCTCGCCGCTGGCCTCGTAGTACCCGACGAATCTATTTTCTGGCCCTACGCGCTGATGCAGCCAGATACACGTCATGTCGCCCTTGCCAATGTCCCAAAACGTATTGACTGGAGCGCTGATCTTAGGCAGCCGGTCAAGAATCCTGCCCTGCAGGCGCGCAGTGGTGATCTGCGTCGCGTAATAGCAGCCATCCATCGAGACAGCGAACGCCTCATCAGGATAGCTCGGGTACTCTTGCCACATCAGCGGGGCGTCGTCGGCGAAGTCAGCGCGTCGAGTGGCCACATACCAGGCGCGCTTTTCGTCCTGGATTGGCCGTCCGATGATGGCCTCAACGCGCCTGAAATACTCCTTGTCGGTATCGGTGATTGATACCAGCGACGGGTCTATCTGATACTCGTCGGCGTCCCACCACGAATAGAAGTGAAATTTGTAGTCCTTCGGGCTGAGTGTCGCGCCTGAATCGCTTGACGCTTTGGCGATGCTGCACAGGTCGTAAAAAGCACCATCCTGCCCTTCTGCGGTGCTCTCGACCACCAGCACGCCAGACGCAGGCACGGCCGGAACGCTGCCCGTCAGTACCTCTCGCGCCTTCATGGGATACTTCGCGGCGATCTTCCCAAGCTCGGACACGTGCAGCCGGTGAATTGTGCTTGACCGCATTGATGTGGCGACTCGGATGGTCGCGCGGTTATGTCCAAACACCAGTTCTGTCGCCGTCTTCTTGATCACTGGACAGAGCCGCTTGATGCCGGCCGGCAGATTGTCGTAAGCGAAGACGACTTTGGTACGGAAGATCTCTTCTGCCGCCTCTCGCTCGTGCGCCACGATGCCGCAGTACATCGGGCCATCAGCGAACAGGGCTGTATCGAGCCAGAGGATTGCGATCAGCGTTGTGATGCCGCGTTGGCGAGCCTTGAGCACCAGGTTCCTGTGCCATAGAGCATCAATCAGTTGCGACTGCACGACGTTAGGGACAAATCGAACTACCAGATCATCGTCGCCGTCGCCTTTGGTGATGATCTTGTAGAGCGATTCAATGCGCTTGCGCGGGTCGCTCAAAATCTCCTTGAGCGCTGCCATGTTGCGCGGTTCAGCCGACACTGCGCGGCCCGATGACTTTACCGGCGATGGCAGACAGGAGAGATTGCAGCGGGTCGTCTTCTGACAGCGCATCTCGATCCAGACCGAATGCTTTCCGTTCTGCGTCAGTGATCTTAACTTGTATTTCTGCCAGGTTTTTCAAAATGGACGTTTTTTTGAACAAATCTTCTCCGCACTCTTCCAGTTCAATCTCGTATTTGTCCGCCCTCTCCCTCAGCTTCAAGAATGTCCGGCGGTGCGCTAGCTGTATGTTTGCGCTTTGCTTGGCGGCGCTTTCGATAATCTTTACATCAGCCTGGATGGTTTCAGAGCCGTCAATTTGAACCTTACCATCAACCATCGCCGCTTGAACCATCGCCGCGGCTTTTGCTTCGATCTTGGCGGACAAGTCCCGCGGTATCCCGAGCCGTTTGAAGTGCTTATTGATTGCTTGCAGAGTCACCCTCTGCCCAGTCGCCGCTCCGTACTCATCAGCCAACTGCTGGACGCTCAAAATACCAGCTCGCCAGCCCGGCTCGATCCGTCCATAGTCAATGATCCTCGGAGCAGCCATCATCCCATCCTAACGATTAAGTAACTCAATCATGCCATGCTTGGCGATAGCTTCAAACAATGCTCTGTTGCGACCAATGCTCGCTAGCACTCGCTAAGGACCGCTAAGTACATCTAAGTACATCTAAGCACCTCTAAAGCCAGGGCCTTAGACTTTCCACATCGAAAAAAAGTTCCAAAACCTATTGACAGCACTGTACATACCTGTACAATGGAATCAATCACCAACCACACCACCAGGAGCAAAACCATGTCTCAATTTCAAATCTCTCATACAGAAACAAATACGGCGCGAGGTTTGCCGTTCGGGTCGTCAACAATGAATTGGACCCGCCGCGAAAGCGGACCATTTGACACGCATGATGAGGCGCTACGGGTCATGGATGAAATGAAAGAGACTGCGCGCAAAAACGGATGTCACGAATATGCGGACGCCCTTCACATCGA